GTCCTACTGGTGCTGTAGGTGCTACTGGAGCTACTGGAGCAACTGGTGCTACTGGTGCTGCATCAACAGTGATTGGACCTACAGGTGCGACTGGTGCACAAGGAAATCTTGGACCTACAGGTCCACAAGGAAACATTGGTGCTACTGGTCCAACAGGTGCGGCATCTACTATTGCTGGACCAACGGGTCCAACAGGAACTACACGCCCTGTAACAAGTGTTACTTTTACTAATCAAGGTGTTTGGAGTTCACTTGGAACTTACGTTCTATATGACGGCGTAAGTTATGGAAGCGAAATCTGGGTATTAACTAACCCAGCACAATTTACAGTTGGTGGAATACCAAGTGATAACGGAACTGGTTGGGCTCTTTATGTAAAGGGTGCTACTGGTGCTACAGGCCCTACAGGTTCTGCAGGTTTCCCTGGTGCTGTTGGTCCAACAGGTGCTCAAGGTCCACAAGGTACTCAAGGTGTTGCTGGTACAGCAGGTTCTACAGGTACTCCTGGAACAACTGGTGCGCAGGGACCTACGGGTGCTACTGGTCCTGCTGGTTCTGGAATTTTTATTCTTGGAAGTTATGGCTCACTTGCTGCACTTCAAACTGCTCAACCTGTTGGAGCAACAGGTGACGGTTATCTTGTTAACGGTGTTCTATTTGTATGGGCTGGCTCTGCATGGGCAAGTGCTGGAGCAATCCAAGGTCCAACAGGTTCTCAAGGCGGCATAGGTCCAACAGGTTCACAAGGTCCTCAAGGAAATATTGGCCCTACTGGTGCACAAGGTATTCAAGGTATTCAAGGTGTTCAAGGTCCGACTGGTGCAACTGGTTTAACTGGTTTAACTGGTGCAACTGGAGCGCAGGGTATCCAAGGTGTTACTGGTCCAACAGGTCCTCAAGGTATCCAAGGTGTAACAGGACCTACTGGTATCCAAGGTCGCGGTTTAGGTATTCTTGGTTCCTTCAACTCTTTTGCGGAACTTAACGCAGCATTTCCAACTGCAGCAACTGGTGACGCATATCTTATTCAGGGTCAACTTTATGTTTGGCAAGGCAGCGCTTATGTAAACGCTGGTTTTGTTCAAGGACCTACAGGACCTACTGGTACCACAGGTATAACTGGTGCCACAGGCCCTACTGGAGCAGCATCTACTGTTGCTGGTCCTACTGGAGCTACTGGTCCACTTCCATTTACAGTTATTGGAACTTGGCAGCAAGGTCTTTCTTATCAAGTTGGTCAAGCAGTTTTCTACGACACCCCAACTTTAAAGGGAACATACGTTCGTAGAAACAGCGCATCAACTGCTGGAATCACTCCTCTTGAAGACACAGCAAACTGGCAAGCAATTGTTGCTGCAACTATTGGTGTTACAGGACCAACTGGGCCACAAGGTTTAACAGGTTTAACTGGTATTCAAGGACCTACGGGTATTCAAGGTCCAACTGGCCCAACAGGAAATCAAGGTTTACTAGGTCCAACAGGCCCTACAGGCACTACACTATTGAACGTAGATGGTGGCAGCGCCGATACCAATTATGGCGGGGTTATAACTATCGACGGAGGAGACGTGAGCGGTAACTAATGGCAATTAAATTACAATTACGTCGTGCTACGGCGTTACAGTGGTCAACTACTAATCCCCTTCTTTCAGAAGGTGAACTTGGTCTTGAACTTGACACTGGAAGATTTAAAGTTGGCAACGGTACACAGCTTTGGAGTGCGCTAGTATATGCCAGTGGTATTCAAGGACCAACAGGGCCTGCAGGCTCTAATGGTGTTGCGGGACCAACTGGTGCTGCGGGTTCAAACGGTGCTGCGGGACCTACAGGACTTCGTGGACCAACAGGTACACCAGGACCAGCTGGAGATGGTGGACGTGGTGAACAACTAGTTATGGATGCTCAACTAGAACTTGGCATCTTTTTTCCTCGTTATTCACAGACACGAACCACTACAATTACTCAGACCGTTATCCAACCGATTACGTTAATTTAGGAAGGTAATATTTAATGGCACGTAATATTGCGCCCGAGGATTATGTATTTAATCCAACGACAAAGACAATTACTATTGAGCGCTACATTAAGAAAATTCATTTCTTCCTTATTGTTAACGCAACAACTAACCAGGTTCTTTTCAACTTTTCAGACCCAAATACAACAGCAACAGTAACCTACATTTACCCAGACAACAGCATCTCAAACCCTTATGGTCAACCAGACTATAAAACTGTTATTCAGCTAAATGCATCTCTTAGCACAACAGGCATGTCTGCAACGGACAACCTACAGATTGTTGTAGATGACGAACACCAAAAGGTAGACTTTAGCGACGTTATGCTTGACGGAGCTCAGAAGCTTCGTGTCTCAGAACCACAATCTCTTATGGATACAGACTTTGAATACTCTGTACAGCCATCTAAGTGGGAAGCACTATTCTTACATAATAACTACCCATCATTCTTCCCTAAGGCAACTGGCGGTAACGCAATTGACCTTGTAACAATGGTTGGCGATGGAGCTCGTCCACGCTCAGTAATCACTGTTACCACAGCACTACCACACTCTTTATCTGCTGGTCAGGTAGTATCGGTTCAAGAGACTCTTAATTTTCTTGCAGAAGGAACTTCTCTTGTAACAACAGTGCCTACTACAACCTCCTTTACCTATACTGCTCGCGGAATTGTTTCTGGAGATATTTTATCTGGAACATTGACAAACGTATACGGTGGAGACATCTTTGATGGTGCTCATATCCCAGGTGGAAACGCACCTATCGGTGGAGTTTCAAATACTAAATCTTTTAGAGCAACAACTGATGGTGCCGCGCCTATTTCAAAGGTGACCGTAACATTTGACAACCCACACGGTGTTTACCCAGGTTCCCTAATTGTGGTTTCTGGAACTAACAGCTTTGATGGTAACTGGTCAGTGACAGACGTACCAACAACACGTACTTTGTCTTTTCAACTAGACCGTCAACAGTCTGCTGTAACAGTTCCGCAGACTGCGTTAATTTTAACTAAGAGCGATGGTTATATCGTTCACCGACCATATGATGGTGGTGTTTCTCTTACAACAGCGACTAACACTATGGGTAACCAGGTTATTCGTCAGACTCGCCGTTACTTCCGTTATCAGTCAGGTAAGGGTATTCAGTTCTCAACTGGTGGTCAGTTAACTCCAGTATTTGACGTAGAACAGATGTACTTAAATGGCGGCACTATAGGCTCAGGAATTATTACAGTAAGAACTGTACAAGACCACGGTTTACAGGCTGGAGTAGGTATCCAGGTTGAAGGTGTTACAACTCGCGCAGAGTACAACCCATACAACGGTAACTTTGTTGTCTCACGCATCATTGACGTTAACACATTTGAGTACACAACTAATCTAACTAGCGCTGTCTCTTTAGTTGACCAAAACCCAGCAGGAGTTAACGTCTATGTACACGCCCGTACTTGGTACGGAGCTGTTACTCGTGCAGGTTTGTATGACGACCAAAACGGTTTCTTCTTTGAATATGATGGACAAAAAGCGTTTGTTTGTCGCCGTCACTCTGAAAAAGAAGGCATTGGTCGTATTAACGTAACAGCTGATTCTTCATTTGTTACTGGTGTTAATACTCAATTCCGTAAGCAATTAGTAGTTGGAAATACAATTGTTATTAAGGGTGCAACATATAAAGTTGTACAAATTAACTCTGCTACTTCTTTAAACATCGCACCTGCTTACAAAGGCCCTAACGGTATTAGAACTCGTTACTTAATTACTCAAACAGAACGATTCCCACAAGAAGAGTGGAACTTGGACCGATTTGACGGTACAGGCTCATCGGGTTATCAGTTGGATATGGGACGCATGCAGATGCTCTATATCGACTACACCTGGTACGGTGCTGGTGCTATCCGCTTTGGTATGCGTACCGTAAGTGGTCGCATTAACTGGTGTCATCGTATTGCCAATAACAACGTTAACAACGCTGCGTACCAACGTTCAGGTAACTTACCTGCTCGCTATGAAGTTTCTAATGACCCATCACTCTTCTCAAAGATGTTAGCTGGTGGAGCTGCAGGAACAATCGGCGCACAGCTTGGTCCAAACGATACAGTGCTGTGGGTTGAGAACACTCAATACTGGCCACCTGCAGGTTACCTATTAGTACGTGATGATACTAACGTAGAAATTATGCGTTACTCATCTGTAGGAGCATATGACCCTGTAAAGAAGTGCGCTCCTATCTTTATTGCGGAACGTCGTGCATCTGTTACACAAGTTTACCCAGATGTACCCTTCCAGTTTGCTGGAACTAAATCACCAGTAACATTTGTACCTGACTCCTCTTACACAGGCGTTGGTGGAAATGCTCAGGTTGCGGTTCAGTCTATTACTCAGAACTGTGCACCTATTATTAGCCACTGGGGTTCTTCTGTAATCATGGATGGTAAGTTTGATGATGATACAAGCTTTATCTTCACTGGTGGTATGACTAAGCTTCTTAACGTGCCAGCTGGTATTACTCGTCCACTAATTGCAGTACGTCTTGCTCCATCTGTAGATAACGCTATTGCTCGTAACTATGGTATTCGTGAACTTGCTAACCGCATGCAGTTAAAGATGAACTCTATTGGAGTTTCAACTAACGGACAGTTCCGTATTGACGGAATCCTAAACCCAGGAAGAATTGAATATACTAACTGGACTCCTGCTCAGTTGACTACTACACGTTCTTCAGTAACAGGTACCTCAGGAACGCTAAATATTACAGTAAATGACGCAACAGGTACTAACGGACTTGTTCCTGGTATGTTGGTATCAGGTTCTGGTATTGGAACTGCGGCTACTATTGCTTCAGTCGCTGCTAACCGTATTACTCTTTCTGTTCCGAATACTGGAACAGTCTCTGGAGGTATTACTTTTACACCTCGTCAAGGATTTACAGGTATTCCTAATGACTGGACTCGTGACCTTGTAGGTTCTGGTTCTCTTGCTCAGATTATCTACTTTGATAACTCAGGCCCTGGAGCTGGTGGAGTTCAGACATCATCTGGTCTAATCACAGGTGGTGACTCTGTAGCATCCTTCTTCTCTGAAAACGGTGGTGGTGCTTCTAACTACAATATTTCCAACTACGACCTTACAAAGATTCGTGACCTTGGAAACTCAATCCTTGGAGGAAACGGAAACGTTTCTACCCCAGGGTACCCTAATGGCCCAGATATCCTGGTCTTGACTGCAACCAACATTGGTTCTTCAGCAGCCAATATCTCAGCTCGTATCTCATGGACAGAGGCTCAGGCATAATGTTCAAAGTTTACAATGACCTCGTATTTAAAACTGATACACTTTTAATAGCCTCGAAAGGTAGGTAAAAACATGCCAGATTACAGCTCCCTTAGTACCCAGATTACCGCTGTTAAAGAAGAAATTACAGCAAGCCTTGCCGCTGCTACTTATACAGCGCAAGACCTAATCTATGTGACTAAGTCACTAGAAACCCTAGGCACCCTACTAGGTGTTAATGACATTGTTGCTGCAACCGCTGACCGCGTAACAGTAATCAATACTGCTGGTACAACCCAAACTGGGCTTGTTAACTCTGCAGGTACAACACAGGTTGCAGCAGTTAACGCTGCTGGAAACACCAAGGTCGCTGCTATTCAAGCAGAGTCCGCTAATCTAACCACACTAGCTTATATAGGAGTACTAGCATAATGCCAACAACAGTAACACGATTTAAAGCGGGTACAGCTGGTACCTCTGATGCTTCTCCATATGCAGTTCCAGCTTCAAACACTGCTATTATTACTAACATCATTCTTTCAAATAAGACTGGCGCTACCCGTACGGTAACCATTCTTACTGGAGGAGTTTCATTTTGCACGGGTTTACAGGTACCAGCAAACGGTACTGTAAATTTTGACGTTCGCACAGTTTTAAACGCCGCAGAAACCATTGCAGTAACAGCTGACGTAGCAGCCAGCGTTGATGTTTTAGTTTCAGGTGTATTGATTTCCTAAACAGATAAAGGACAGGTATATAAATGGCTATTTC